CTATAATTTTTTAGCTAAATGGCTCGTCAGGGAATATTTACTGGATTCACACCGAACGATGGACTGGGAGATTCCCTAGCCTTGGGTGCTAGTAAGGTCAACGCAAACTTTTCGGAAATATATACTACCTTCGGTGATGGTTCAAACCTCAGTGTCAGTGCAGGCAGTGGTGGTACTTGGACAAAGGCAGGGAACACAGGAATATACACAAGTAAGAACGTAGGCATAGGAACAACTTTACCTACTGCATCTCTATATGTGTCAGGTAACGCACAGTTAACAGGTATTACAACTGGAACATTCGTTGGAGATGGTTCTGGTCTAACAGGTGTGACCGCAGTTGGTCAAGGTGTTGTTATAAAAGATAGTGGAACACTGGTTGGTGTTGCACAAAGTATAAACTTAGATAAAAACTTAAATGTTACACAGGTATTTGGTGGAAATGTAACAGTTTCTGCTGCTGATACTGTAGGATTTGCATTTACTTCTGGATTCTCCACAACATCTGCGTATGCAAACGTCTCTGGAGTATCTACTACATCAGGAACTGCTGGGTTTGCTGACACTGCAACACTGGCATACACTGCAAACTTTGCCACAGTCGCTGGTATTGTAACTTACTCACAGGCATCTGGTATTGCAACCAACTCTGGTGTCGCTGAGTACGCAAAGGTCGCTGGTATATCCTCATACACTCCAATTGCAGGGGTGGCAACGGTAACAGGGTATGCAACCACAGCAGGCATCGCCACAGTTGCACAGAATTTAACAGGAACTCCTTCTATTACTATAGACAATATCAATTCTGCGATTGGTATTGTAACCTTCCCAGGCCAAGGCAGTAAGATGCGTTTCGACTTTGATGCAACAGGTGATATGCCTACTGCAACAAGTTGGAGAGGTATGTTTGCTTATGCAAATAATACTAAGACTGCATATGTTTCCAGCGGAACCACAATGGGTGGTTACAATGGGTGGAGAAAGATAATACACCAAGACATGTATGGTAACTACCAGACTGTTGGTGTTATAACTGCATCTAAGTTTTCTGGTGACGGTTCTTTACTTACTGATCTACCTTCTACAGATAGTATTTGGAGATCAAACTCCACTGGTATTAACACAACAGGCAACGTTGGTGTCGGCACTACAAACACAGAAGGATATAAACTTAACGTACTAGGTAACTTCAAGTTACAAGGCAGACTGGACGGAACTGCAACAGATAATATACTACCTCACTTGTGGTCTCAGTATTCTGCATTACCATCACCATCAACATATCATGGTCAGTTTGCACACGCACACGATACAGGTAAGGCATACTATGCACATGCATCTGCATGGGTAGAACTTGTCAATAGAAATGCAGACTACAGTGTAGGAACAGGAACTGACAACTACAATGTTGGTGTTATCACTGCAACATCATTCTCTGGAGACGGTACTGGTATAACTGGAATCGGAGTTACCTATGCAGCAGTATCTGGAGTCGCAACTCTAGCACAGGGGTTAACTGGTTCTCCTAATATTACTGTTGGAACTGTAAATGCATCTAGTTTCATTGGTGATGGTTCTGGAATAACTGGTGTTACTGCCTCTGGTACTGGTATCATAATCAGAGACGATGGTACACTTGTAGGAACCATTGGTACTATTAACTTTGGCACAAACCTTTCAGTATCTGCTGCGTCAGCTGGTGTTGTAACTGTAACCGCATCTGGTGGTGGCGGTGGTGGATTATCTGGTATTGTTATACAAGAAGAAGCCTCAGCAGTAGGATCTGCACAGACAATTAACTTTGTTGGTTCTGCCGTGACTGCAACCTACAATGGTGGAGTTGCAACCATTGATATGTCAGGAGCGGTTCCATTCACAGGTGCTGCTACTACTATCACAGCTCTTGATATCTCACAGTATGAGGCTGCATATGCATGGGGAGATCATTCTCTTGGTGGATATCTAACAGGTATCACTGGTCAGAACTTAGGTAATCTATCTAATGTTTCCAACGCAACTCCAAATGCTAATGAAGTATTAACATGGAGTGGATCACAATGGGCTGCAGCAGCATCCAGTGGTGGCAGTCTTACAATTAAAGAAGAGGGATCTGATGTTGGATCTGATGTCACATCCATCAACTTTGTTGGTGCTTCAGTAACTGCAACGGCATCTGGTGCTGGGGCAACTATTACAATCACTGCAACAGGCGGTGGCGGAGGAATTTCTACTACTGGATTTGGAACATACACTGCATCTGCTGGAGTCGAACAACAGGTAGACTCTTTCGCAGTCGCAAGTTACTCAGGTGCCGAGTATACATTCATGATTGGTCTGGGAACATATAGACAATCACAGAAAGTTCTCGTCATGCATGATGGTACTACTGCGTTCTCACAAGAATATGGTATTATGTACTCACCAGAAATACAGGTAGCTATTGCTGCAACAGTAAGTAGTGGTAATGTATTGATGAAGTTTACACCTGAAGCTGGAATATCTGGACTAACAACATACAGATTCGTTAAAACCTTAATTCAAGGATTATGATTCACACTGGTACAAACACTCTTGATAGGACTGGTCTAGCTGTCGTTCCGACTGGAGCTGATGACAAAAAAGCATACTCTATCAAATGTACAAGCAAAGATGACTGGGTATTCATCCATGAAGAACTAGAGAAAGATGGTTCACTAGAGGATAATATTCCTGATCCATCAATAGTATGTCCTGACAAGAAGGAACATAGTGATACCAGAGCAACTTACATGTTGACTGATGCGGAAGCAGCAGATCTAAGAAAACATCCTAAAGTTTTATTTGTTTGTATTGACTATGACGTTTACCCAGGCAACTATCACCCAGATCCTAAAGATATAACCACTAGTGTAAAAAGATTTGGTAGGTTCAACAAGACAGTATCCAACTACAGAGCATGGAATACTGCACCGTCTACACCACCTACATCTCAAGCTGGCATAGGTTCTACTGACAAGAATAGAACTGGATATCAAATACTAAGACATACACAAAAAGAAAATCCTTGGGATGCAACTGCAACTGGAGTGACTGGGAACGATCATTTAATAATAGAGACTGAGCCAAAACAATTAGGTGATGGAACTGGCGTAGATGCAATCGTATCTGATGATGGTTTCTGGATTGCACACCCAGAATTTGTAACTACTGTCGATGATCCAGCAGGGTATGTAAGTGGAAACCCATTGACATGGAGTGGCATATCTACAACACCAGGCACATGTGGTGTTTTAGATCTAGTTCTCGATGCCCCTTATTATATTGACCCAGACTTCTTCAATAACAATCCATCTCTATTGACACAACGTTGGGATGGCACAACTGTTCCCATAGATTCTGCTGCAAGATCGTGGTGGTCTGATTCTAACCAGAGATCAGCAAAGTATTCATCTATTGGTACTACAAATGGTATAAGCACTAACTATACTAGATCAAGTTGCAACGGTAGTAATACTGCGAAACCAACTAACGGTTCTGATCACGGAACTCAATGTGCTGGTCAGGTGTTTGGTAAGAACTATGGTTCTGCATACAACTGTAACAAATGGGTTCTTAATGGGATCGGTGGTAACAATGCTGGGATTAATGCTAGTCAGTTTGATGTCCAGAAACTATTCCATCTATACAAACCAAACTATGATAGACACTCTACTGGTATTGGTCAAACAAATCCCGACAGGAATCCCACACTATCAAGTAATAGTTGGGGTTACAGATCTGACTCCATACATACCACAGGTTACTATTGGTATAGACCATCCGAGATAGATGGATCAGTCAACGGAGTCTCATATAATAGTGGTGCTGAACCAGCTTTCTTTGATAGATATGGTGCTGCTGGAGATCTAAACAGATGTAAAGGTGAGATGGTAGATAGTTCTGTCACCTTTGCTGGTGCTGAGTTGTCTGAAGTTGGAGTGATATTTGTTTGTGCTTCTGGTAATAGTAATCAGACACAACAAAGTCCTGGCGATCTAGACTATAATAACTACTGGGCTACTAGTGATAATCAACCTTTATCATCCTCAACTCATAGTGAATTTGGTTTGACTTGTTATAATACTATCAACAGAAGAGGATGGCCACAGTCTTTAGGTAAGACTACAACTGGATTGTCCACTGCTGGAACAGAGTTCCCTGCAATTAATGTTGGTGCATTAGATGACCAATATAGTAGTACTGGATATACTAGTTTAAGTGATTCTGATTATAAGGAAAAAATAGTATCGTATAGTGATAGAGGAACAGGCATTGATGCTTACGGTGCTGCTGATGACACACTCACAGCAGACGGAAGAAACTCCAACCTAACATATGTTCACCCAGAAGATTATTCTGATCTATCATTGACTCCATATGATGTTGACTTTGGTGGTACTAGTTCTGGATGTCCTACTGTTGCTGGTTGGATCACCACTAAACTTCAACATAATAGAGCATGGACTTGGAGAGGTGTAAAGGATTGGTTAAAGAATAGTTGTGGTGCTCAAAACCCAGAAAGATTCTACTACGGTGATAACATCACATCCTTTACTGCGACATCAGGACAATGGGAAGATTTCCATGCAGTAAATCAGTATGGTGATGGCCCTGTTGTAATATGGGATGCTCCTACTGGTTCACCTACAGAACCACAAAAACCTGAGATCAAGATCTCAAACTCACCCAATCTCAAGATTGGTGGTGGAGTTGAGATAAAGTTCTCTTAATAAATACTAAAAAGTACTAGCGCAATGGCAGAAAAATCGTTTGGTGTAAAGGATCTTAATATGGTCGGGTCAAGTGGTGATCCGACGATAGAAAGTAATGGCGATCTGAATTTAAAGGCTGGTCAAGTTGCAATCCAGACTAACACCACAATCACAGGAGTAGTTACTGCAACATCATTCAGTGGTAATGGATCAGGATTAACAGGAGTTACTGCTTCTGGAACTGGTATCATCATCAAA